CTTTTTAAGGGCAATGCAAGCATTAGCAACTTGGTTTTGTGAGGTTTGCGAGATTGGAGACAAGGTTGATGAGACTTTAGTCCATACAGTCAATTTTTGCAAAAACGGAGTTATTTTATCCGCAAAAGTTGAGTTGACGGAAAATAATATTCCGCAGCCTTTATGTATCAATACTCCGGCAATTCCTCTTGAAAGCAAGACAGGCGGTTATGAGGTGCCTCAGTATGCAAAAGATCAACTAAACGAGCTTAAAAAGCAAGCTGTTTTATATTCTCAAGGCAATGTTAGAGATAAGCAGCTCAATTTTGCTTTAGGATAAAAGGCGGCTCTTGCAATTTTGTTGTAGCTTAACTCCTTTCTTTAAGCACAGGGTGGGATTGTCAATCATTCCCGGAGACTGTCCGGCGGTTGGCTTGGTGGGTTTTTAAATTGCGGCAAAGAGAGGGAATATAAGGAGATTTTTTGATGTGCAATGATAACAACTGCTGCAATGAATGCAGCAATATACAGGGGATTGTTGAGGCTGTTGAGCAAGCTGAGGGAGATGAAACTCTTAAATTGATGCTTGCTGAGCCTCAAGAAATTGATCCGGAGCTGCCGCAGGCTGTTTGTCCTAAGTGTCTCTCTGACTCTTTGGATTTTAAGCAGCTTAGCGAAAATTACACCGGCAGAGCTTTTTATTTACTCAAATGCAAAGATTGCGGCACAGAGTTTATTTTGCTTGAGGATAAGATAAACAGCTGCCGGAGAGGGATTATAAATTGCAAGCAGCGGATTGAATATGAAAATAAAAAAATTGAGGCATACAATAATATGCTGACAAAAGTTTAAGCTGTTTGGTTAGCAGCTTATGAGTACACAATAACCAATAAAGGGGGAAACATGGACACAAAATCTATTATGTCAACAGCACTTCAAGCGGTTTTGCAGCTTGTTATTCCTTACATCCAAAAGCTCATTCAGAGTCAGGTTGTACCGAAACTCAAACGCAAAGTCTATGAAAAGCTGAACGACAAAGCGGATGCTTTGATTGCAGATCTTGCTCAAAATGCTGCAAAAATAGCAAATGAAAAAGATCCGATCAAAAAAGCAGCTTACATTGAGGGAACAAAATTAGGGCTTGACACTATCAGAGCAATCTCTGAAAAATTAAACAAAGCCGCTGATGAAATTGAGAGGGTATTATAAAAATGGATAAAGACAACTTATCGGCTTATATAAAATATTCTCCGATCATCATTGTAATTTTAGCTTTTTGCTTTAGTTACAAAATTTTTGTAACTCCCTCAGATTTGGAAAGCAGGCTTAAAACTCATGATGCTCAAATAGCTGCAACTTATGCAACTAAGCAGCAAGTTGAGAGCCAGGAAAAGCAGCTTGATAATATATCAAAAAAAATAGACAAAATCTATGATTATATTATCGGCAGGAAGTAGGAGATAAATTATGCCAAAGAGAATTATTGTTCATTGGTCAGCAGGAGTCTATAATCCTAACAATCTTGATTATACACATTATCACATTATGATCACAGGAGACGGATTGACTGTTGAGGGCAAGTTCCCTATTAGTGCAAATGAGGTCTGCAAGACAGATGCTAAAGGCAATGCACTTTATGCAGCACATACAGGGGGCGGCAATACCGGATCAATCGGATTTGCTTATTGTGCAATGGCAGGATATAAAAACAGACAAAATGTCGGATTATATCCTATTAAAGCAGCTCAACTTGAGGCAGGATTTTTAAAACTTGCTCAGCTGTGCAAACAATATAATATTCCGATTACAAAGGATACTTTGCTGACTCATTATGAGTTTGGCAAAGCTCATCCTAAAACATCCTCAAGCGGCAAGATTGATATTACCTATCTGCCATCTTATCCGGAAGTGCCGGCAGCCAATGTGGGAGATTTTATCAGAGCTAAGGTTGCATGGTATCTGAAGAATAAGGTTAGCTAAGTTCCATAACCGAAAATTTTTGAGAGCAGAGCCTGCCTTTGCTCTCTTTTTTTATATATAAACTTTAAAATCAAATTTAAGGCGGTTAAAATTAGTTTTTGTATATATAACATCAAAAATTTTATTTTGCATTTGCTCATGGCTTTGCAAATCGTCTCAGATTTAATTTTTTATTGTTTTTATCTGTTCATTTTTGCTTCCTTTACATTAAAACAACATGACAAAGGCCGCAAGGCATTTTTTGCTTTGCAGCCTTTTTGCTGTCCAATCTGTCCGGATGCTGTCCAAAAAAATTATTTTGCCGGCAGCTTTTATAATAAGATTTATAACATTGATTTTATTGAGTTTGAGGGGGTTGTTTAGTTCGAATACCTGGAGCAAATGTCCGGAGATGTCCTAATAGCTTGATTTTATTTTAAAAAATTGAATAAAAATATAATAAAGCCGCTTTGACTTGTTGTCATTGCGGCTTTTTTGCTATCTATAAAATCTCTATCTCTATCTCATCCTCTGCTCCATCCGGGCATTTGTTTATATTGTTTTGGCAAAGCTGTCTCCGGGATTGCAAAATGTTTATAATTTTATCATAGATGCAGCACTTCTCCTCAAAATCATAATATGCTACTTGATCTCCGGAGATATTTGACTCATCTTGATACCACTCATCCGGCAGCTCTGCTTGAGTCTTAATTGTTATCTTGATTGCTTTTTGCATCTTTGCCCTCTGCTTTTTTCTCAGCTCTCAGCTGCTTTAAATACTCTAACACTTGAGGATATTCCTCATCTGTCATGCGGATTGATCTTGCTTTTTTAAGCTCAAAATCCTCTTTGATCCTTTGCCCTTTTTTCCTGCCGGCTCCCTCTCTCCTGCCGCCTCTGCCGCTGCCTGTCTCTTTTGGTTTAAGCCTAATATCCTCTCCATATTTACAAAGAGCAATGAGTTTGTATATGTCAAACTTTGGATCTGTCTCAGCTGCTTTTTTATACTCATCTAAAAGCTCATGAGGATCTTTGCCTAATACCTCTATTTTATTAAAAATATCATCATAACACTCTTTAAAATGAGGCTCCCGGATGATGTTTATATCTGAGAGGTATCTCTCAATTTTTGCATCTATCTTGGATAATTTTTGCCATGTATTATGTACCAATCTTTTGTTTGCCATAACCTCTCCTATTTTTGTATAAGTGTAACACAAAAAATCAAAAGAGGGATATTTATTATCCCTCTATCTCATCCTCATAGACTCTGATCACTTTGCCGGATGTCAGCTCTATCTCATAAAGAGGGAAGTCATAACCGATTATCTCTCCGGATTTATAGCCTCTGTATCCCTCTGTTAATGTTACATTTTGTCCTATATTGTATCTCATATCTGTCTCCTATTCTTCTATTTTTTTATATAAATACTTTGCAAAAGCCTCATACTCAGTATATTTAAGTTCTTTTAAAATATACTTGATAGAATTTATAAAACATTTTTCATCTTTGTCTTTTATTGCTGTTATTGCTTTGTTTGTCATTATTTTAAAATCATCTGTAATTTTTGTATAAATCATATTTACCGCCTATCTTTTTAAAAGGGAGATTGCTCTCCCTTATGCTGCCTGCCAATATCCGCCCATCAAGTCATAACCTCTAAAAAGTCTCCTGGCTAAACTATGACGGCTCATGCTGTAATCTCTAAAAAACTCTTTTACTTTTGCATCTGTGTCAAATTGTTTGCCTGCATCTCTTGAGTCTAACCAATTTAAAATATTTGTAATCATATCTTCAGATGCTGAATTTTCAACAAATACATATTTTACTTGAGCATCAAGATCACTGTTCATATTTGTATATTCATAGCAATCTGTCATTCCGTCAAAGTGTCCTTCTTGATATTTTTTGCAGATTGTTTGTACTTGTTGCTCAAGCTCCGGAGTCAAATCTGTTACATATACATCAACACTATCTCCGCCGGAATATGTTTGAGATTTTACTCTTGCTTTTACTCCGATTGCTTTAAGTTCTGCTCTGATTGCCTTTGCTGCTTTTGCTGCATCTGTTAAAAATCTTGTCATTTTGTGCCTGCCTTTCTTTTGTTTAATTCATAACCGATACTATTATTATAAAACATTTATAGATTTAATGCAATACATTTAATCAAAATAAATAAAAAATCTTTACAAAATGTAATACATTTAATCAAAAAATTAAAAGAGAAATTTTGCAAAAAGATTTAAAAAATTTTCAACTTGGATCAACTGCTGCTGCATCCAAAAGAGGAGATGTTGTCTCCTCTTAGATGTAATCTGCTAAAATCCTCTATTTATGCGGTTCTTGGGCGGTCAAGGTACTGTACCGGCAGCCAAAAGATCGGGGGTTGATTGTCCGCCCGCCAGCATTTTTTAACTCAGAGGATTTTTAAATCCTAAATTCAATGCTGTGGAGACAATCGCAAATGCTTTGCGGTGTCTGTGTTTCCTGCTTTATATTCTCTTAAATTTATTCAACTAAAAAAGATTTTACAAAAATTTACAGAAAATCTTGTTATATTTACCCTTTGGAACAAAAATTTTTACTCAAAATTATTCAACTAAAAAAATAAAGTCAAAATGTGGCAAAAATTTTAAAAACTACGCAGCTTTTAATTTTTTGTACTCATCAAGCAAAAAGTCAATATATAACACACTTTCAGAGGTTAATTTGCTTATAAAGTTTTTGCATAAAAGTTCTAGTTTAGCATCTTTCTCTCCACCATTTACAAAAGAGGCAATATCGACTAAAGGTCTAAATGCCTCTTTTATTATTATAGTTAAGTTTTCGCCATCATATAAAAAGTTCGAGCAGAGCAAATTTAGCAAAGATTTCTTTGTTTCAAAACCTCCTCTGAGATAGTCTGTATAAGCGGATTTAAAAAGTTCTAGTAGTCTCTCAGAGGTTTCAATAATTTTATTGTCTTGTAAATTTGTATTGTGCATTATGGATGACAAATAATCAAGCTCAACTGCAAGCTCTCTGTTTTTTGCTTGATAAGTTTCTTTGTCTATATCTCCATCAAGATATATATTAAACAAGTTATCTGCTCTTGATTTTAATTTATCATATTTTATTTTGGCAGCCTCATATTTATCTTTATTATATTTCCTCTCCTCAGTTATTTGATATTTTATGCAGTCATTGATTTGAGGCATATATTTATCCGGGATGGTCAAACTTTTAAGAAAATCAGAAAAGACATCATTGACATATTCCTCTTTAATCCATTTTTTATGACAATCTCCGCCTCTGTTGCCGGTGCAATGATAGTAGATGTATTTATTTTTTTTAATCTCTCCTACAAATTGACAGCCGCATTTTGCACATCTTATCATACCTGTATATAAAAAGTTCCTTGTTTTTATAGTGCCGCTTGATCTTTGTTTTATTATTTTTTGGCATTGATAATAAATCTCCGGAGAGATAATAGGATCGTGTTTGCCTTTATATCGTTTGCCTTTCCATATAAAATCTCCCATATAGACAGGATTATTTAAAATATCTTCAATATTATTTTTGCTGCATTTTACACATTTTGAGACCATAAATCCCTTGAGTCTCATCTCTGTTGCTAATAACCTATAAGAGTATTGTCCGGTTGCATATTTCTCAAAAATTTCTCTAATATAAGGAGCTTTTGCCGGATCAATTTTAAGATATGCTCTTTTTGCTATATATTCTGTCTGATAGCCGCACATGTGTTTACTAGGATAATAACCTTGCTCAGCTTTTTCTAACATTTTTGAGGAGACCTCGTTTGAGAGATTGCGTGGGTACAGATTAGAAAAACAATTATTTATTTCAAAAATTAAAAAGTCCTGAGGTTTTGATTTTGGAGATAATATCAAATTGTCTTGTATTAGATGCACATTAAATCCCTCATACTCCGCCATATAAGATAGTTGAGCAGAGTCAACAGGGTTTCTTGATGCTCTATCAGACTTTAAAAAAACAAGATTTTTTATCCCTTTTTGTTTTGCAAATTTTAACATCTCATTAAAAGCCGGTCTGCCCGGTTTTTTTGCTGTGTATGACTCAGAAAATTGCCGGATAATAGTAAAATGTTTATCTTTGCAATATTCTTGTGTCATTTTTTGCTGATAGTCTAATGAGTAGCCTTTTTGCCGCTGCTCATCGCTTGAGACTCTTGTATAGGTTAGTGCATCATTATTATTTGCTTTGATCATTTTTTATCCCTGCATAAAATTAAACCTTTTTGCAAAATAACAGTATCTGTCATCTTGTTTTTTAGTATATTTGTTGTGTATCCTTTATATTTTGGATCTTTTTTTATTTTTGTAAAATAAATATCAGCATTGCCATTTACTGCATATTTGTTATTGTTTGTGTCAACTATATAAACTGCATCCGGATAATCAGAAATACATTGCAGTTTAATTTTTTCAATAGTATAAGGATAACTATCTCCCATATTTAAAGAGGATAAATAGTTTTTATCTTTTTTTATTAGATTTGCTGCAAAAAATAAAATTATAACAAACAAAATAATAATAACCGGCATGACAATTTTTTTAATCTCTTTTGACACCATTGCAGAGCAATTAGGACATTGCTCAAAATTGTCAGCATATAACTGATTACAAATATTACATTTTTTCATTTTTCCATAACCTCAATTTAATTAAACATTTTGCTCTTGCATTGTTTTTAATCGTTCCGCAAGTCCTGTTACAGCTTGCTGATTATCATTTGATAAACAAAGCATTGTATCAAATAAAGTTTTTAATGTTTCATTGCCTTGTATAATTTGAGCAATTTTTGCTGTTGTCTCATCAAAATAATAGGGTTTTGTTGTATCTCTCAAATTCATTAAATCATCTAAACTGCAATCAAAAACAGCAGCAAGAGCTTTTAAGGTTTTTAAATTTGGGTTTTTTGTTCTGCCGGATGATATTCTTTCTATTGTTTGCACAGGCACATTTGCGAGTTTAGCAATTTTCTCATTTGTTAATTTTAATTTCTTTTTGTAAAAACTAAAAGTCAGGCTCAAATTTTCCATTTTGTAACACTCCTTTACATTTATATTTTAACTAATTTAAAACAAAAAACAAGTATATATATAAACAAAAACGACAATAAATTAGTGCAAATCGTTATTAAATTAAAAAAATCGTTAATACTTGACAAACTTTTTAAAATGTTTTAGTATAGTTTTCGTTAATTTGATAACGAAATTGCATGTAAAATTTTGTAAATCGTTAATTTAATAAAAAGAAAAGGAATAGCAAATGTACTTAAATTTGGCAACAGAAATTAAAAAAATAGGATTGTCTCAAAAAGAATTTTCTAAAAAAGTCAAAATCAATGCGATTGTTTTTTCAAGAAAAATAAACGGAGACTCCGATTGGAAATTATCAGAAATCAAAAGGATCTTAGAGTTTTTTAACTTAAAACTCTCTTTTGATTACTTATTTGAAAATATTGAGGTGCAGCAAGTTGTCTAAGCAATACAAAAAAGAAAAACAGCCGCTAAAATACAAAATTGCTTTTGACGGTGTCAAATGCAATAAAGATGAGCAAATGTTTTTATGGCGGCAGTTAATAAAAACTTTAACAGAATTACACCAACAAGCAATACAAAACTAGAATAGGAGAGCATCGGCTATGGAAAAATTTTTATTTGCAAAATTAAAAGCTCAAATTGATAGAGCAAAAGCTAGAGAAAAACTAAAACTTATTAAAAAGATTAGGACTCTTTATAAAGCATCCTATGATTTTTATTTAACACTTTATTTGATAGATGTTGAGAAAAATAAAAAAGTTGATTTGCCTGCATTTTTATATCTATCCGGAGAGGTTATTTGTAAAAGTGCGGCAGAGCAGGCATTTGATGCTGTGTTTGAAAATGCTATCAGTCAAGGTATTAAGCGAATAAATAAGTGTTATAAATCCTATATCCAATATAGGAAAGCAATTTTAAGGGGGTTGTCAGATGGTAAACAAAGACACAAACTCTGCTGTAATTAGAGTCCATAAAGACAAAAATTATACAGTAATGTCAAATGAGCATCTTTTGTTTAAAAAGCCGCCTATGAGCTTAAAAGCAAAAGGCTTACTCAGTATGTTTTTAGCATTGCCGGATGATTGGAATTATAGTATTAGCGGCTTATCAAGTATCTGCAAAGAGAGTAGAGACTGCATCCGCTCCACTATGGATGAGCTTAAAACTCATGGTTATTTGAACATTGAAAGACAAAACGGAGAAAATGGCAAATTTACTTATATCTATCATATTTTTGAAAAATCTCAAAATAATTCACCATATACGGAAAATCCGTATATGGATGAGCCATATATGGATAAACCGCATACGGAAGAACCGATTACGGAAAATCCGACACAACTAAATATTAAAGAAATAAATACTAATGAACAAAATACTAATGACAAAGATATTTATGTAACTTCAGCAGAGGAGCTTTTAAATATTTACAAATCTATATGTGTTAATTTTTCTCAGCCTAGAGGCTTGACAGATACTAGAAAATTAAAAGCAAATAAAAGACTCTCTGAGATTAAAGATAAAAGTTTTTGGATTGTTGTTTGTAAAAAAGCTCAAGAGTCTGATTTTATTAAAAGAAACAAATTTTTCTCTTTTGATTGGATTATTGAAAATGATACAAATGCCTCTAAAGTTTTTGAGGGCAAATATGACAATGACAATCAGACATTTGTTGCAGCAGCTGCCGGCAATAAATACTCCGGCTATCACTCAAAACAAGGGGGGCAATAATGTCAGAGCTTACAAAATTATATATTGCCAAAACTATTGAAAAATACGGAAAACGCAGAGAAAATGGCAAATGCGTATTTTGCGGAGAGTCTTTGGATGATGGTCAATATTGTACTTGCCGCAAATCTGATAGAGTCAATCATATTTACAGGAGACTCAATAAAAAAATAAGTTATCTGTACGAGTTTGAAAATGACAAAGGCACTTTGCAAGATCAAATATCTCTTGCAGCAATCCCTCAAAAATTTAAAGGTTTGGATTTTTCTGATTTTAAAATCAGTATAAAAGAGCAGCAGCAAGTTTTAAAAGCTGTTAAAGAGTATGCAGAAGATGCAATATCTAAATTTTTAGTTGGAGAAAATTTGCTTTTGATTGGCAATTATGGCACAGGAAAAACAATGCTGATGTCTATTCTTTGTGATGAGCTTATTTATGCTTATAGGTTTAATTGCAGATATTTTAATGCGGTTGAGCTGCTTTATAAGGTCAAAAATACATTTGACACAAAGTCAAAATACTCAACAGAGCAAATTTTAAAGCAATATAGAGATCCGGAGTTTTTGTTTATTGACGATATTGACAAATTAAATCCGACAGATTATGTCAAAGAGCTGATTTATGGAATTGTTAATTATCGCATTGAAAAAAGACTTCCAATCATAATCTCTGCAAATAGTTCTATTGAGACTCTTGACTCTCAATTTTATGGAGAGGCTGTAATATCAAGGCTGATAGAAAACAGCAAAGAGATTATTTTTGATTTTAAAAATATGAGGATTGCCGGATGATCAAATGTGATATTGCGCACACAAAAGACATAAAAAAGAATGGTTACAGCTTTTTTTATTCTCCGGCATATCAGCTAGGCAAGAATATTGAGAGAAATGAGGAAAAATACAAAATCTCTTATGAGGCAAAATGGCTAGGCATTGAGGTTTATGCTCAGCAAGTTATTTATAAAGCATCTTGGTTTAATCCTACAAGAAGATTAGGAGACAAGATAAAAATTGCTGTTGTTGATTATGACATTGACAATGACAGGATGATTTATAAGGTATCTGAAGATGTAAAACGCAACTCTGATGCTTTTAGATTAGATCTCAGTATTGTTAAGGCTTTGAGAGAGGCTGATTTGATACAAATTAAAACTATTGAGAGAGATGTTAGGCATAAAGCCTGGATTACTTATACAATATCAAAGCTCAATTTGCAGGAGTCTTTATATAGGACTGAGCCTGGAGTTTTTGGAGAGTCTTTGATTGTTTTAAAAAGTGTATTTAAGAGAGAAGTCGGCTCTCTTGTAAAAAAGCAAAAAAGGGGCAAAAAACATGGGTAATTTATGTAAAATGACAGTCAGTTTTGATGTATATGATGAGCTGCTGTCTTTAGTAGGAGTCAAAAATGCAGATGAGCTGATAAATTTATCAGATGAGGAGATTGCAAAAAGACTCCATACAATTAAGCTCTCCCTTAATAACCATGAGGGAGTTGTAAAACAAAATCAAAATTTGCAGGCCGAAGTTGGAAAATTGAAAAAATATGACATCCGCAATCTGCCTGCAAATGATGTTGATATTGATTATCCGGCAGGATTTAAAGTTGTTGCTTACTCTTTTTATTCATTCTTGGATAGTATTTTGCATGTCGGTATTGTAAAGACTGTTTATTTGTCTCAATCCGGCAAAAACATTGAAAAGATTTATATAGGTATCAGCAGCGGCAAAGACCTCAAAAGAGATCTTGAGCATATTGTCTTGTATGGTCAGAAAATCTATGAGGAGATTGTCAATGCGTAGAATTTTAAATTTTTTAAATAAGATTTTTAACAATGAGCCTACAATCCACTATGTTGATGTTTTAGACTTACTCAAAAATAATCCCGGACACTTGCCAAAAGATTTGATGCTCCGGCTGCCGTCTTTGTCAGAGAGGATCAAGTCAATACCATATCAGACTTTGAGTGATGATCTGCTTTGGGAGATTTGGGATAAAGCACTTACTGAGATGAACAGGAGAAAATCAAACAGGAGTAAACAAAATGAGCAAAGAGTTTAATGTCAAAGAATATTACAAAAAGTTAAATGAGCAAATGGGTACAGATAAGCTGACTCTTGAGCTTAAATTAAAAAAAGATAGAAAATGTCAAAAATCTGATCATTTGGGCGGAGTTCGCTATGAGTTTAAATTTGCAAATGGTTACGGAGCATCTGTGATAAAGAATTTTGGCAGCTATGGTGCAAAGTCTGACAGATGGGAGCTTGCAATTTTAAAAGGCAATGATCTTGCATCTGTGCCTCAAATTTTTGGCGGAGATCTTGTCAGAGGGTGGCTCTCTGATGAGGAGATTGAGCAATACCTGGAGCAAATAGAAAATCTTGAGCCGGTAAAGAGAGGGGGTTTTTGTAATGTCAAGTAAAATTGAATGGACTGAGGTTACAGTAAACACAATCACAGGATGCACAAAATACTCAGAGGGGTGCAAAAATTGCTATGCTGAAAAATTGCACAAAAGACTTGCTGCTATGGGGCAAGAAAAATACAAGCTGCCTTTTGAGATTATCAAGTGTCATAATCCTATAACAGAGCTGTCAAAAAAGATTACAAAAAATGTAAAAATGTGTTTTGTAAACTCAATGTCTGACACTTTTCATAAAGAGGTATCAGATGCTTATATTTATAGCTTATTGCAGGCTTTGGGGATGTATGGGAATGTTAATTTTCAAGTATTGACAAAAAGAGCAAGCAGATTGCCGGATTTTGAATATCCGGATAATATTTGGCTAGGCACAACAGTTGAGCTTGCAGAACATAAAAACAGGATAGAATTTTTAAAAAAGACAAATGCAAAAATCAAGTTTTTGAGCTGTGAGCCTCTTTTGGGAGATTTGGGAGAGCTTGATTTAAGCGGCATTGATTGGGTAATTGTAGGCGGAGAGTCCGGATGCGGTGCAAGAGCCATGCATCCGGATTGGGTGCGAAACATCCAAAAACAATGCAAAGCTCAAAATGTTGCATTTTTCTTTAAGCAATGGGGAGAGTGGATCCCTTGTGGCGGAGAGGTTATCAAAGGCAATATAGGCAATCCGCCGGAGCCTGCATTTGTGAGAAAAACTACAAAATACGGCAAGCTCTTGAAAAGCAAAAACTTGATTGATTTTGCAGAGTGTAAAGAATATTCAAAAGAAATGAGAGGAGCTGTCAATGTTTGATCAAATTATGTCAGACAGAGAGCTTGAGATTTTGGCTCTTATTGCAGATGGTTACAGCAACACACAGATTGCTAAAAAGCTCTTTATTGAGCCATGCACAGTCTCAAGCCATATACACAATATCTCTTGCAAAATTAGTGATTTTATGCCGGATGGAGACAGGGCAAGAGTCAGATTGGCAAGGTGGTATTTTGAAAACTATTTAAAAACAAGCAAGAGAGGAGATAAAAACTAATGAGCAAAGAGGAATTTGATCTTGAAACATACAAAGAGATCAAAAAGACTATTGTAGGTATTGAGAGGCTTTTGATGGATGGATTTACAACTGTTTACGATTTGGCAATAAACACAGATCTGACAACAGCTGAGATCAATAGTTTTTTAGAGGGCAAAAACATACTCTCAAAGACTTATTATGCACTATCTAACTATTTAAAAAAGGATTTGCCGCATGAGTAAACTGATTACAATTAAAAATTTTACTATTGAGATACATGATGAAGATGCTTGCAACTGTTCAATGCAAAAATGTCATGAGATGTGCGGTTTTAGATCTTTAAAGCCGGATGAGTTTATAAATAATTTTGTTGAAATCAATCAAGGGCATGGCTTTTTTGTAGGTTTTGACAAATACAAAATTGAGGAGATGGATTAGATGTGTAATAAATGCAGATATTTATTCCAGGATGCTGAAAAATTTGAGGGCAAGCAATATTGTACCTTTTTTGATGAGCTTTGTGAGGAGCTTGATTTTATTTGCCCGGATAATTGTCAGACTTATGAAAATGAGAAAGCTCTCCAAAAAGTCAGAGAGCTTGCACTCTCAATCATAAATACTCCAATGATCCTATGCCCTGCCGGTCATAAAATTGAGCAAGATTGCACAGGATGTCTTTATATAGAGACCGGAGAGGACTCAGAGTGTCATTTTAAAGTAACAAGAGAAATTATCAAAACAGTAAATGAGGTATTAAATGATAACAGCAACAAAGCCGGAGCAGCTGCAACAACAAAAGGCTAAGCCTATTATAGATATAATTTGCGATCTTGACGGATGTTTAATTGATACATCTTGGATTTGGAGATTGCTTGAGCCTATGGATATGACAGAGGATCAAAAGTTTAACTATTTTAATCTCAATGCAAATAGTAATTATTCTGCTATTGATCGGACTCTTTTGACTATCCTCAATTATTGCAGGCAGATTGAGATTGCTCATAGGATTATTTTTTTGACAGCAAGATCAGAGATTATTGCAGCTCCTACAATAAACTTTTTGCAAGTAAAGACCGGACTTGTTGCCGGCAGAGATTTTTTAATAAGTTTAAGACCGCCTGAAGATAAAAGCTCTCCGGTTGAAAGCAAAAGAGTTAGACTCCTAGATTTGCTGCAAAAAGGGCATCATATTTTATTTGCAATAGATGATGATCCTGCAATCTGCCGGATGTATTGTGAGCATAAAGTCAATGGCTTTATATGGCAAATAGGGATGATCCCCGTTGAGCTTTTGATGATGTTAGGCGGAGACTTAGGCAAAATAATGAGAGGTGGCAGGGATATTGTATGCATGAATTAAAGACATCTTTTATCTCAAAGACTCTGACAGAATATACACAAAAAATCTGCCGGAGTTGCCAAAAAGAAAATTGCAGCGGCTGTGATGCGGAGCCGGTAATAAAAATAATTGACCGCATCAATGACGGAGAGCCGGTTTTAGATGATACAAAATTAAAATAACAGGAGACAACAGATGCAAGAAAAAGAGAGCAACAGATACGATAATGACAATCACTACAAAGCAATAAGGGATGATTATATGACTCCGCCGGAGATATATGAGCCTTTACTCAAGTATTTTAACAGAGCTGAGTTTGATATTGATGTCTGCTGCACAAAACATAATATCCCTGCAAAGCAGCATTTTACAAAAGAGATTGACGGATTGGGGCAACTTTGGCAAGGTTTATGTTTTTGTAATCCGCCCTGGAAATATACTAGATTATGGCTCAAAAAAGGTGCAGAGCTTGTAAAAACCGGAGCTGATTTTGTAGGCTGTTATGTTATCCCATCAGATCGGCTTTATGTCAATTATATGCAGGATTATATTATCAATAATCCGCATGCGGCATTTGGCATCCTGCCGGGCAAACAAGGATATATAATACCCGGACAAGAGGAGCTGCCGCCGGTGCCGTCTGTTGGTACAATGGTTTGTATTTTAGCGGCAAATGCTCCGGAGATTGCAGCAGAGCTTAATATTTTTCAAACTTTTAAGACTACATTTTTTGCCGGCAGAGAGCTTAAAAGTGCAATAATGCAGCAGGATCTCTTTAATGCTTTTAGGGATATTGATCAAGAGGTTGTTAATTTGGCAACTTATTTATTTTTGGTAAATAAGCAGCAAAAAGAAAATAAAGAGGAGCATGTATAGATGTTTGTATTAAATCTTAAAAAAGAATGGTTTGAGAAAATAAAAGCAGGGCAAAAGCGGCATGAGTACAGAGATGTAAAGCCTTATTTTACATCAAGGTTGAGTAAGCTGCATCCCGGAGATATTGTCATGCTCAGATGGGGATATGTGCCGGATCCGCAAAAGGAAATTTTTATCAAGATTGTCAAAATCTCTGTTGTTGAGGATGGCATGACAACAGATTTAAAGCATGACAATCCTGTCTATGATATTGAGTTTAAAACTATTGAAAATATAGGAGATGAGAGCTGATGGGGCAAGTAAACAAAAAGGCTAAAGAGCAAATTTTACAGATGATGTTGCAAGAGGTACCGACAGAGGAAATTGCAAAAAAGCTGCATTTTGCGGTTGGTACAATCAGAAATGTTTTTGAGGAATTGCGGCAAGAGTACGGAGTCAATTCAAAAGTTGGAATTGCAAAAGCATATTTATTTGAACAAATACAGGATATTACAGAGAAAATGCAGAGTATATCTGCACTTTGCGGCAATACCTGTCAAATTACATGTAATGATAAACAGTTCAGCAGTAAGGCTAAGGGGCAAAAATCAAGCAAAAAAAAGAAAAAATAATTTTACTCCTCTTAAATGTTCAAAGTTATTCCCGGATGCTATTTTTAGCATCCATTTTTTTAATTTTTTAAATAGTGTTATATGACACTTTTTTTATAAAAAAAAATCAAGTAATCTGTTTTGTGTTGATAGGTTGTCTCAATCGGGAGACAATAACCGAGTCAGCCGGGAGCATCCGTATTGTGCGGAGCTTTTGTATAAGGTTAGTATTGCTTTTATATGAGGATGGAAAGTGAGAGCAGAGTATTTGGAATGTTGCGGCAAGGTTGTATCAACAGGCAATCAAACTTATGTAAACATAACAAAATACAAATCAAATAAATTTTTTAAAAAAAAGACATCAAATAAACTTACGATCAAAAAAGAGATTGTACTCTTGACTTATTGTCAAAATTGCAATCACACAGTAATTAAATTTTTATGGTACATCAATACAAGAGACCGCTTTGATGCCTATGTAGAGTCTAAAGTTGTAAAAGGCAAAAAAGCTGACAAAATCTGTGAGGAGTATAATAGATTTTGGGAATATCAAAGGCTGCCGGAGCCTATCCTCAATAATGAGTATGGCAAGCAGTCTAAAAAACTTGCATGGGTATATGGCAAAATAAACAAAGACGGAATATCTCAGGTGCCGAGATACCTAGACGAAACTGACAACGCAGGACATAAGATAGCCTGCCCTGTAAAGATAATCAAATAATCTCTCCTCTAAGAGCAAGCCTCTTAATAATTTTGAGAGGCTTTTGCAAAAATTATCTCTATCCCTTCAAAAAGCAATTTTGCCGGGTAGTTTATATCCCGGCAATCTTTTTGACCGCCTTAACGAGCAATCTGAGAGGTGTAATTTTTCGGAATGGAGCAAAAATGGCAAATAATAAAGGATATTTGACAGCCGGCAGGGATGCAGACTCTGATGAGTGTCTGACTCCTAGATATGTTGTCAATCCGATAATCAAATATTTAAAATTAAGAGGATTTAAAAAAATATGGTGTCCTTTTGATTTGGATCACAGTCTTTATGTGAGGATTTTAAAAAAGAATGGTTTTGAGGTTATCAATACCCATATTAAGACCGGCGGAGATTTTTTTGAAATTGATCCCGGCTCTATTGATTTTGATTGTATTGTCTCAAATCCGCCCTTTACACTTAAAGACAAAATACTTGAGAGGCTTTATGCAATCGGCAAGCCTTTTGCAATATTACTGCCTCAGAATAGTTTACAATCTAAAGACAGGACTCCGCTTTTTATCAAATATGGACTTGAGTATTTGGGATTTGACAAGAGAGCTTGTTTTTATACAAATGACAAACTTGATGAGATTAAGTTTGGGAGTGCCTTTGCATCAGCTTATTTTTGTAAAGATGTTTTGCCAAAATTGCTGATGTTTGAATATTTATATCCTCAGCAAGAGTCTTATGACAACTTCGGGGGGGGGGTAATCCTATATGTAAAATTCAATCTCCGGAGAGTTTTGAGACAATGTGCATAAATGATAAATCTTGAGGAGCTTAAAAACAAAATAACTTTTGCTGACTGTTTTGATATTATGCAGCAGCTGCCGGATAAGTGTATTGATCTTGTCTTTACTGATCCGCCTTATGGCAAAAGATGTGATGGCGGATCTTATGTATTTGGCAAAACTCCTAAGACTCTTGATAAAAAGAAATGGGATGAAAAAATCCCGGACAAAAAAGTTTTTGATGAGATTTTTAGAGTCTCCAAAAATCAGATATTTTTTGGCGGCAATTATTTTACACAGTATCTGCCGCCTACAAACGCATGGATTGTTTGGGATAAAGTCGGAGAGTTTAATTTTAAAAATGATTTTTCTCAATGTGAGCTGTTGTGGACTTCTTATAGCTTTGCAATGCAAAAAATTACATTTTTGCAACAGGGTTTTATCAATAGCGATCCTTTGGAAAATAAATACAGATTTCATCCGACACAAAAGCCGCTTAAATTTGCAGAGACTGTTTTATTGAGGCTGCTGCAAACTAAAAGGCTTGAGGGTGGAGCAATAATAGCAGATTTTTACAGCGGCTCCGGCACTATTGCTGCCGCCTGTCATAATTTGGCTTTGCCTTTTATTGCAACTGAAAACGATCCGGATTATTACAACAAGAGTACAGAGAGGCTTGCTGAGGTGCAGTCTCAAACTAAATTAAATCTTTGGGGGTGTAAATGATAAATGCAGACATCAAAGACATAAAGCAGCTTGAGCAAAATCTCCTATCAGTCTCAAAGAGTGCTTATCCAAAAACAGTCAGATCAACTTTAGACAGAGAGGCATTTTTGGCACATGAGCAATATAAAAAAAATGTGCATCAAAAATTTGTAATCAGAAATGAAAATTATTTAAAATCTCTCCGCTATCAAAAATGCAGCTCAAGCCTAAACATTGAAAAAATGGAAGCAAAGACAGGGCAGGCAGCTGAGACATTTGGCAAAAAGACTGACAGCTTTGAAAAACAAGAGCTAGGTTTGCCGATAGTTGCAAAAAAAGCTCATATTGCAAAGCCTTTAAAAGCGGTCAGAGGCGGCAGTTATAAAAAACTCGTAACAAAAAGGCATTATTTGCAAAACATCAATGATGTAAAAACTATAAAGGATCTTGTTAAGAGTCCGGCAAAGACAACAGAGGGGCAATTTAAGCAGGCTGTGGGTGTTGCTCATCACTCTAAAAAAACAATAAATTTTTTACCGGAGAAATCTGACAGAGGTCAAAGCATCATACAGATACAGCCTAAAAAATCAAAAAGAGTCAGAAAAACAGCAAAATACTTATATTCACTCAAGGGCAGAGTACAGAAATTGAAAAGAGTTCCTACATTAGAGCCGGCAGCTCAATCAGCAGCTGCAAAAGGCGAAGAAATATTTATCCATGAGGCAGAAAGACGGATTTTAAAAGAAATGTCAAAAGATCTCAAAACAGGATAAAACATCTTGGAGACAATTATGTTAATCACAAAAAGCGAGTTCCGAGACAAATTCGGTTATGGAGACTCATCATCTGTCTCTCATTTGCTTAGTGGTGGCAGCATTGTTGCAAATGATGAGGGCAAGATTGATACTGAGCATCCTGTAAATAAAAAGTTCATAAGGCAAAGGCAAAAAAAACTCAAAGAGCAAGCCAAAAAAGATGCAGAACAAGAGGCAATACAGCTTAAATTTGAGCAAGACCTCTCAAAACAAAAGCTCCTGGAAAGAGAGCATAAAAATACTCTCTTAGAGATAAAAATTGCAAAAGAGAGAGGAGAGGTCATTGACACAGCTGTATTGAGCAAAGTTGTCAATGTTACATTTGGCACTCTGTTTAAGCAACTATCTGAAATGCCTCTTAATATTGCGGATCAGATTATTGACTATGTGAGAGTTGATGAGGAGCCTAGAGAAAAAATTATCAAGCTGATGGTGGACTCTATAACCTCAACGATACAAAGCGGCTTAAAGCTAGCAGAAAGTACGGCAAAGAAATACTATGAGGACACTAACAAAGACACAGCAGATTGATAAAATTTTCTCTTTTATCAATGACATAATCCCTAAGGATATTATGCTCTCTTGCTCTGATTGGGCGGAGCAAAACAGATACCTTGATAAAAAAATATCAAGCACAGTAGGCGGCTTTAGCTTTGATAATGCTCCATACGCAAAAGAGATCTGTGATTGTTTCTCTAAAAACTCTCCAATCAGAGAGATTGCCTGCATGAAAGCGGCTCAAGTAGGCTTTACAACATCAGTCATTGAAAACGCAATAGGATATACAGTTGATAACGATCCGGCTCCCTGCATGTTTGTTTTGCCATCTGATGCACTCTGTAAAGAGTATAAAGAGACAAAGCTAGATGATTTGATTGATAACTCCGGATTGAGAGACAAAATTTTTGTTGAGACAGAAAATAAAAAGAGCAGAAAATCCGGAGATACAGCAACAATGCTGCATTTTTCAAACGGATTTTTAAAACTTGCATCTGCAAACAAGGCCTCTGCATTGAGGTCAAACTCAATCCGCAAGCTGTTTTTAGATGAGCTTGATGCTTACCCGGACAAACTCAAAAAAGAGGGGGATCCGGTAGCAATAGCCAAAAAGAGAACAAACTCATTCTCTAAAAATAAAAAGATTTTTTATAACTCAACTCCTCTTTTAGCTCATAGCTCAAAGATTTTTCCTTTGTATAAAGATGGAGATTGCAGAAAATATTTAGTTCCCTGTCCTATTTGCGGAGAAATGCAGGAGCTTGTCTTTTTTGAGAAAGAGGGCGGAGAGTATTCGGATAAATTGGCAATCAAAAAAGATGGAGTAATATCTAAGCCATACGGCTTGATGTTTAATGTTGCAGCTTGCAAAGAGGGAGATTACAGCTCTATTGTTTACAGATGCAAGCATTGCGGCAAAGAGTTTAAAGAATATCACAAACAGAGCATTGAGCTTAAAGGAGAATGGGTGCCTACACAAAGGTCAAAAATACCTTTTTATAGGTCTTATCACATCTCAGCTCTTTACTCTCAAAGTTATCAATGGTGGGAAATCGTGAGAGATTTTATACAAGCAGGCACAGATCCTGAAAAATTACAAACTTTTTATAACCTTGATCTTGGATTGCCCTTTGAGGAGAAAACAGACGGAGTTGAGCTGTCTGATGTATATAGACTCCTGGATAAAAAAATGCCTAATAATCAAGTTCCCAAAGAGGCTCTGTTTATGACTTGCTGTGCTGATGTGCAGAGAGACAGGATAGAGTGCGAGATAAAAGCATGGGGAGACCGCTTTAGGTGTTGGGGTATTGATTACAGAGTTTTTGAGGGCAATACATCCGATATAGAGGATCCTTGTTGGCAACAATTTGCAGCAATTAAGGATGAGGAGTTTACCTTTGGCAAAGAGGTTGATCTGATGTTGGTTGACTCCGGAGATGGAGAGCTGACTGATGTTGTTTACAGTTTTTGTGATCTTTACGGAGATGGCAGAATATATCCGCTTAAAGGACTTGCAACAACTACAAGGACAAAAGTTAAATATCAGGTTGCCGATCTCAAAGATTATGACTCTTTGTCTCTTGTTGAGATTTATGTTGACAAATACAAAAACACTCTTACAAGATACCTTACTCAAGAGGCAAAAGAGGGCGGTTATCCGGATGGATGGTATAGTTTTGCGGCTGATTATCCGGATCGGTATTTTCAACAGCTCACAAATGAGAAAAAAGTTAAAACACAAACTCCGGGCGGCTTGACTACTGTTAAATGGGTACGCAAAGGCAGGAATGAGGCTTTTGATGTCAATGTCTATAATCTCTGTGCCGCCGATATGATCATTTATAATACATCCATTATAGCTCTTGGTTTGGATGCTGCAAATCCCAGAGCTGTATTTGAGTATTTGAAAGCAGTACAAAATCAATAAAGGTAGGTTTAAATGTTTACTTTACAAGAGTTACAAGATATTATCTCCGATCTTAAAACAGCTCTTAAAAGAGCTGCTGTTAATGGCGGAGTTACAGACTACACTATAAAATCAAGTCAAAGCGAGACAAGAGTCAAACAGGCATCAATGGCTGAAATTACAGAGCAAATAGACCACTATACCAGGCTCTATAATGAACAGCTTGAGATTGAGGATGGCTCAGCAATCTCGTATATGACAGGATTTGGGTTAGGTTAGGGGGTTGCATGAAAATATTTGGATTTGAAATAGGCAGCAAAAAGTCTGAGGCTGCTCAGACTGAGGCTGCTGCTTTATTCCCTGCCGGCTCACTTTGGGGAATTGATTATGACGGAGAGCAAGATCCCGGACAAATGGGAAATCTCTATGTTTATGATGTTGATTATTACACAATGGCAAAAAGAGCTTATACTCTTGTTACAATCAATGAGTTTGCAAAGACCGGGATTACAAGATTGACTCAATTTGCCGTATCAACAGGCTTAAAATGTTATCCGGAGCCATCAAGGGAGTTTTTAAAAGATGCTTGCAATATTGAGCTGCCTGAGGATTTTGCAAAAAAAATACAGATCAGATGGAGCCTTTTTGAGCAAGACAAAAATCTCTCAATCACTAAAGATCAAAATTTGCAAGACTTAGCAAAGACAGTTTATACACATGCAAAAATTGCCGGAGATGTCCTTGTTATTAAAAGGGTTGTTGATGGTTTTTTAGAGTATCAAGTTGTCAATGGACTTGCTGTTAAAAGCTCTTTGTCTGTTGCTAATAACGGCAACAAGATTATTGATGGTGTTGAGATTGATAAAAACGGCAAACACATTGCTTATTATGTAATGCCAAAAGATAATACATCTCAGCCGGTTAGGATTGCTGCAAGAGACAACAAAGACAGGCTGCTTGCTTGGTTAGTATATAACAACAACAAACGCATCAACGGAGTCAGAGGATATTCTGAATATGGAGCAATAATGCAAAAGCTCCATAAGATTGGAGAGTATGCAAATGCTGAGGTCATTGCTGCCAATACCAATGCAAAAATTGCATTGAAAATAGAACAGAGCAAAGACTCATCAGGAGTAAATCCGTTTAAGGCATTGCCTGCCGGTATTCCAAAAGCTCTGAGAGAGACTTTAGGCAATAGCGGCTCATCAACAGCAGCAAACAAAGCTGAGATTGATAAATTTGTCAAAAATGTTAAAATGCAGCCGGCGGCTATGGCTTTTCATGTGCCGATAGGTCAACATCTTGACTCTTTTGATACCAAAAGACCTAATGTCAATTATGCAAATTTTTTGGATGCGAGTATGAAATACAACTATGCCTCTATTGGTTGTCCTTTAGAGATTGCTTTATTAGTGTTTCAAAACAATTACTCTGCATCAAGGGCATCTCTCAAAATGTTTGAGATGATATTAAAATATGATCGCAAATATATTCTTGAGGATCAGTTTTATCAGATCATATATGGTCAATTTTTTGAGATTGAGTGTTTAAAAGGCAATATTGATGCTCCAAAATACTTACAACTCAAAAACGATAAAGGATATATTGATAATGCCTACACAAAGGCAAAATTTGTAGGTGCATCAATTCCGCATGTTGATGAGGTCAAAGAGGTTAATGCTGTAATCTCAAAACTCAAAGCCGGCTTAATAACTTATGAGCAGGCAGCTGAACTTTTGGGCAATCCGGTTGATTTTGACTCTTTGCTTGAAAAGAGAAAAGCAGAGGAACAAAAAATCAAAAAGGCAGGATTGACCTTTGAGGGATTATTTATCCCGGACACCGCAAATGATAATAAAACTGACAAAGACGAATAAAAGGAGAAACTTTATGACAGAAATCAGACAAAAATTGGCAGAGTTGCCGCAGGAAGAAAGAGAGCAGCTTATTAAAGAGGCTCAAGAGGCAGGTTTAAACAGCACACAGATTGCTAATTGGTATGTAGATACCTTAAAAGCAAAAATTGCGGCTAAAAAAGAAAAAAACAACACAGCAGCTGATGCAGCTGCAACAAAAACTGAGGATCAAAAAGATAATGCAGCAGCTCTGGCAGCTGACAAAAAATCTGATGATGCAGCTGACAAAACTTCAGCTCCGGAGTCAGAGGCTGATATTGATCCGACAGCTGAGGCAGAGGAGCTTGACAAAGATGTTGAGTCTAAGGCTCCTGCAAAACAAAAGGCTGAGCCGGACAGGATCGCTATTTGTCATATTTGCAGAGGCAAAGTAATAAACGGAAAATGCACAGAGTGCGGATTTGAAATCTCAAGGAGATAAAAATGTTAAAGATTAAAGGTGTAATAGGTTGGGATGTAATAGGCACAGAGTTTGCGGATCTGATGCAAAGACTGACCGGAGATGTTGACATAGAGATTGACTCTCCGGGCGGTTATGTTACAGACGGCTTATCAATTTTTAATGCTATCAAGGCATACAAAAGAGGCAAGGTTAATATAAAGGTTGTAGGGCAGGCATCCTCTATGGCTGCTTATGTTATGCTTGCCGGCAGTTCTCTAAAATTTATGCCTAATGCTATTGTTGTTTTGCATAATCCCTGGAATATGGCTATCGGAGATTACAGAGTTATGCAGAAAAACGGAGAGCTTTTAGAAAAATTGGCGGCTCTTTATGCTGAGCAATTTGTTGAAAAGGGCATTTTTTCAGAGAAAGAAATCCGCAGCATCATGGATGAGGAGACCTGGTTTGTAGGCAAAAAAGATCTTACAAAACTTGGAGAGGTTGAGTCGGATGATGAGGAGTCCGGAGAGGATGATTTATCTCAAGACAGAGATATAGTTATCCAGGCGGCAAAAGAAAGAATACATCAATGCAAAGCAAAAATGTCAGAGAGAGAGTTTGATATGCAAGCTCTTGACAGGATTGCCGCATTGATACCTAACAAAACTCCGGCAGCGGATATGAGCAGCACAGCTGCTCCTATTTGTGCAGCATCTGTGCAACTGCCGCCGCAAAATACACAGACAATCAATGTAAATACTAATAAAAAAGGAGAAAAATCAATGAAAGACGGAAACGAATTAAAGGCACAATTCCCTAATGTTTATGCTGAAGTCTTTGAGGCTGGTCGTGCCGCAGGCAAAGCAGATGAAAAAGAGAGAGTAAATGCTCTTATGGGATTTATTGATGATGACAAAGAGACTATTGTTGCAGCTGTAAAAGACGGCGGCTCAATAGTTGATCAAGGCATCCAGGCAAAATTGTTACAAGCTAGATTAAATGCTCAAACAATTAAAGGTATGCAAGACGGCAACGCAGATCCTATTGATCCTCAAGAGCCTGAACATGAGGATGAAAATCAACAAGATGGTCAACAAGGCTCTGATCCTGCTGATGAGGCAGCAAAGGAACAGGCAATGATTGACAAGGTTGTTGCAAAAATGGGATTGGATGCTGAGTAGCATCTGATTTTAAGAGGTTTATCCTCTTTTTTGTTATTACAAGTTTTAAAATAGGAGACATAATAAAATGACTACGATTGACAATTCAAAAGCTGTTTTAGATGGTGTTTTTTCTGATGCAACTGTTACAGTTCCGGCAAATACAACTTATGCAGCTTATACAGTTTTAGGCTTAAACGCAAGCGGCAAATTAGTTGCATATTCAACCGATTTAGACAATGGTTATACCCCTGCAAGTGGGGATGATCCTGCTGTTGAGGCTTTTAAAGCTGAACCATCTTACATCCTTGCTCATAGCATAGAAAACTCAACAAATGCAGCTGTTGATTATCCTCTTGCAAGAGTAATGGAATGCGGAGAGGTTGACAAAGCAAAAGCTGTGTTTATTAAATCTGCTGATGCAAGCAATCCGGCTGTATTATCAGCTCTAAAAAATAACGGCATCCGCCTTGTACATGTTGATTATGCAACTGCATAAGGTTTAAGCCAAAATTTTTGATAAACTCTTGCAGCCTGCAAAGGCACATGCACACTCTGCAAGAGATTTTAATTTGATAGTAATTACAACTTTAAAAATAGGAGAAAAAATTATGTCATTGATTAAAAAGACAATGCAAATCGGTTTTAGCAAAAGACAAAAATGTCCGGGTTTTTTAACAAATCTTTTCAGAAAAGAGCAATTAGACGGCATAAAAGTTGAAATCCAAAAAGAGATCATAGACAATCAGTATGCTGTTGATGTGCAATTAGGTACAGGCGGCAGACGAGTTGATTTCAACAGTTTTGATGTTGAAGAATACACAGTTCCTGAATATAACAACTATGGCACAATCACAGAGGAAGATATGTTTAAAGTGCAATTTGGAGAGACTGAGTATGAGGCAAAAGCTGCAAAAATCTCAAATCTCATCAACAAACACCAAACTATTATCTCCGGATGGCAAAGATACTCTGAAGAAAAACAAGCAGCAGACGGCTTGTTTAATGGTCAGATTGTTTTAGCAAACGGCAAAAAGATTACTTTCAACAAAAAAGCATCTCACTCAATTACTCCGGATTATGCTTGGAATAACGGCAGCGGTAATCCTGTTGATGATTTGGCAGATGCTTGTCAGTTAGCTTTTGATGATGGCAAAATCGGTGTTTCAACATTCAATTTGATCCTTGAAAATCAAGGACTTGCAGCTTTGTTAGGCAATGCAAAATTCCAGGCTAACTCTAATAAAGAGCAAGGTATCTCAAGAACAGATATTCAAATGCCCGTTGAAAAGACTCCGGGTGCAATGTTTCATGGTCAGTTTAGTGTAGGATCATATAAGGTAAATGTATGGTCATACAATGCTAAATATAAAATTCCGACAGGCTATGGTTTTGACGGAGAGGGAACAGAAGTAGGTTTTATCAAAACAGGTACAGGCTTGCTAGTTCCGGAAAATCCTAACTTTGTCAGATACTATGGAGCTGTTAATGATGCAAATGCTCCATCTGAATTAGGCGGATCAAAATTAAATCTGCAAAAAGTTGAGCAGCTGCCTTATGCTTATGACAAATTAAACGGCGGCTCTGCTGTAACTATTGCAGGGGTAAAATCAAGACCGATGTTAGTTCCGGTTGATATTGACTGCTTTATTTCATTTGGCGGCTTAGTATCAGCTTAGTTTTAAGGTAGGAAAGAGATGAGATATTTTCTCATCTCTGCCCTGCTGAATAGGAGATTTTATGCTTAACAATTTACTGAGCATCCATAAAAAGACGGTATTTTTTAATGAAAATTCCGGAAACTCTGTGGCTGTTTTGCTTAAACCTAATCCGGCTGATCCCGGATTTGACTTGAGAGGATATACAAACTTTGTAGGCTTAGATTTTTCAGACGGAGACAAAGGATTTTTTGGAGACTTTTTTGAGCTTACCATAAATGCTGATGATCTGTTTGAAAAAACTGACAAAAAGCCTGTTGAGGGTTGGATTGCAAATGTTGAGCTGCCGCAAATGAACAATGAGAGAGTTGATTTTTATGTCAAAAATTCAGCTTATGACAGGACATCCGGTTATTATTTGCTCAAATGCACAGCTGCAACAACTCAAGGCAATGGTTGCAAAGTAAACAGAGACAATGCAGGGGGGATATAATATGGATTTTATTCAG